ATGAAGCGCAACACGAAGATCGGTCTCACGGTCGCCAGCATCGCTACGGCCCTGGTTGTGACGGGCGGTACTGGCGCGGTCGCCGGGCAGCTCATCACCTCGCACCAGATCAAGGACGGCACGATCCGGACGGTCGACCTGTCTGACGGTGTGCAGAACAAGCTCGACAAGACGGGGGAGCGGGGTCCGCAGGGCGAGCCGGGCGAGACTGGTCCGGCTGGCGCGACTGGTCCCGCGGGTCCGGTTGGTCCGAAGGGTGCCGACTCGACGGTTCCGGGTCCGGCGGGTGCGCAGGGTCCGGCTGGTCCCAGTGGCGCTCCCGGTGCGAACGGTGCGAACGGCACCAACGGTCGCGACGGGCTCGAGGGTGCGGTCTACCGTTCGCTGACGTACAGCAATGGTGGCGGCGGTTCGGCCACGGTCGCGTGTGACGACGACCCGGCTGTCTCGCAGACGTTCACGGCGATCGCGGGCGGTGTGCAGGGCGGCACGGTGGAGACGCAGGATGACGGCTTCGTGGTCAACTCGTCGTTCCCTGGCCGCATGGATTGGGACACGGGTCTTCCGAAGGCTGACCGGCTCGATGGCTGGATCATCCTCGGCAATGGCGAGTACACGTCGACGCTGACGGTGTGGGCGCTGTGTGTGCCGACCGCGAGCATCCCGGTCGACGCGGATGTGCTCGACAACTGAGCCCCCTTCAAAGGGAACCGGACGCCCCCGCAGACTCCCAAGCTCTGCGGGGGCGTTCGGCTGTCTCAGCGCTTGTCGAGCTGGTTGATGTAGTCGCGCAGGAAGCGGCGGATGGCGGTGGAGAGGTCTTCGCCTCGGTCGGCTGCCTCGTGTAGCGCCGCGTCCCAGAGTTCGTCGTCGATGCGGATGGCGTGGCGCTTGGTGCCCTTCCCTGGCATGTGGCGAGTGTGGAGCCCGGTGTCGCGCCACCCGTCTGTCGGCGTCTGGGTTACCGAGTTCGGGGCATAGCGAAAAGCCCCCAGCCGTCACCCGAAGGTGAAGGCTGGGGGCTTCAATGGGCCGACTTCAGGTCAGACGGCAGTACCCATCGCGTCGCGCCACACGGTGCCGTCGCTGTAGATCGGCTTGGACAGCGTCGTGTCGTAGATGCACGCGCCGACCCCGGAGGTTGACGCGGAGGGTCGCAGGGCAGTGGTGAACGCGCCAGTGCGGACGACGCCGGTCGCCTTGATGTTGCCGACGACGTCGAGCGGTTCGGTCGGTGCATTCTTGCCGACGCCGAGCTTGCCCATGACGTAGTTCAGGTCGGAGGCGCCATCGGAGGCGATGCCGTAGCCGGTGGTCACGCCGGTGACCTTCTTGGCTGCGACCTTCACCCCGTAGGCGGCCGTGATCGCGGAGCCGGCCGCGACCGTGGAGGCGGTGGAGTTGAAGTCGACAAGGGTTCCGACCGTGGCGGTGCCGTTGACTCGCACCTGGGAGAGAATCCCCGAGAGCGTGGTGACCGCGACCGTGCCACCTGTGCGGGCCGACGCTTGGATGGCGGTCAGGGTGCCGATCGTGCCGGACCCGGACTTGTTCGCGAGGCCGTTGAGCCCGGTGAGGGAGGACACGTTGTTGGTGCCGATGTCGGTGGCGTTGAACTGGACCGCTTGGACGTTCCCGGCTGCGGGCGCGATGCCTGACGCCTGGAATGAGTTGAGGATGATGTTCGTCGTCAGGTCGGTGGCGTAGGTGCTCAGGGCGGTGCCGATGGAGCCGGCAGCCAAACCGGGGGGACCGATGTAGACGGAGCCGGTGTCGCTGACGGTGACGGGGACCGGCGAGTCCTGTAGCAGCGTGCCGGTCGTGCCGTCGAAGCGCGCCAGGGCGTTGTCGGTGGAGCTAGCGGGGCCGGTGACTGCTCCGACCGGGGAGGTTCCGGCGGGTCCGGTGGCCCCGGTAGCCCCGGTGTCACCCTTGGGTCCGGTCGGCCCAACGGGACCTGCGGGTCCGGGTTCACCCGCGGCGCCAGTGTCGCCCTTCGGTCCCGCGGGTCCGATCAGCCCAACCTCGGCGACCGTGACGACAACCTCGGGGGCGGGCTCGATGGTGACGACGACTTCGGGCAGTGGCGGCTCGACGACGACCTGGACTTCACTCATCTGTGGCCGCCGTGGTGGTGGGCGCGATGGTCAGGGTTCCGTGCAGCACCCGCAGACCGAGCGCGTCGGTGGCGCCCGTGTCGGTGACGAGGATGTCGTAGTTGCCGCCGACGAGGGTGCGTGTGTCGGCTCCGGTCAGCGTCAGGTCGATGACGATGTCGTTGCCGTCGAAGCTCGCTGCCAGGAAGGGTCGGAGGTCGGCCTTGAGCGGAGAGGTGATCTGGCGTCCGGCGCGAACCTGTGAGCGGACCTCGAAGTCAGCGAGGTTCGCCCACAGGTTCTTGCCGTCGGTGATGCGGATTCGGCGGGAGTAGGGAACCCCGGCTTGCACGTCGAGGGGGGTGGGGTCGGCCATGCCGGGGCTCCTTGGTGTCGTTGGCTTACGTCGCGCTGAGTTAGAGCAGGGGCTTAACTGCCCGCGCCACCCGTCGCCGCCGAAGCGTCCTCGACCTGAGCGGCGGCGAATGTCGGCGTGGGCACGTAGCCGATCGGGGGCTCACCGGACAGGGCGCGCTCGTACTCGGTGAGCGAGATCCACTTGCGCGTCAGGCAGGTGTCGAGCGTCGCGACGGTGACGACCGGGTCGTTCTCGTAGAAGCGGCACAGGTAGCGGAACCCGAGAGCAGTGGCCATGTCACATTCCCATCAGTAGGTCGAGCATTTCAACGGTCAGGTCGGTGAGTTCGTCGACCTGGGCTTGGATGAGTGACGCCGCGCTGGGTGTCGGGTGGGGGGTGTGTGCGTCGACCGCGGCTTGGAGGGTGGCCTCGTCGATGTCGGCGGTGACGGTGGTTTCGGTGTCGCCGATCGCGACGGTGATGCTCGCGACGCCGAGCTCGGCGGTGAGCTGTGGGGGGTCGATGGGCCGGGGGGTGGTGACCGTGCTCATCAGGCGCTCCAAACTTCGATAAGTGCTTGGCCTTCGGCGGTGGTGCCGGTGCCGCCGTAGGAGGTGGTGGTGGTGGCGGTGGAGGCGTTGGCGTGCATCCACCTGTAGGTGACCGACGCCCCTGGGGTGAGGCCGGTGATCTTGACCCGGTGGACGACGCGGGCGGCGGTGACGGCCGCAGCGACCCTGCCTGTCGACGCAGCGACCACAGTGCCGGCGATTCCGACACCCCACATGGCGGGATTGCTGCTGGTCGTGGTCACTGCGCGGGCACTCAGGGACACGATGACGGCGCCGGATGCGGGGACGGTGAAGGTGATGCTCAGGTTGGTGGCGTCGACGTCGGCGTAGGTGGTCGTGGCGTTGGTGACGTTGGTGGCCGAGGCCGGGTTGTAGGCGGTGGACGCGAGGAGTTCTGTGGCGCCGCCCGCTGGAGTGGCGAGGGTGCCGTCGTCGCGGACGAACTTGGTGCCGTCCGGGGTGCCGGTGGCGAGACGGGCGACGGGCAGCACGCCGCCAGTACCGAGGAGCGGGATGTCGCCGGACGCGGTGCCGGTTCTGAGCCCGGAGTCCTTGATGATCTTGCCAGTGGTGCCGTTGAACGCAACGAGCCTGTTGTTGACCGCTGTCGCAGGACCCGTGACGTCGCCGACTCCCGACCCGTCCGCACCATTGACCACCGTGAATGTGGAGGTGGTGGCGTCGGTGTAGGTGATCGTGTACGTGTCGGTCGTGCCCGCTGCCCCAGTGCCACTGGTGCGAGCAATCGAGGTGATGCCACGCCCGGCCGAGCCGTTGGACCCGTTGGACCCGTTGGACCCGTTGGACCCGTTGGACCCATTGTGGATCGTGAACGTGGACGAGGTTCCGTCTGAGAATGTCACGGTGTAGGTGTCGTCTGTGCCAGGTGCGCCCGTGCCCGAGGTGCGCGCGATCGAGTTGACGCTGCGACCCGGCGGACCAGTCGGCCCCTCCTTGAGCCACAGACTCTTGACGAGCCCCGGAGCAGAGACCTGCACGACCGCCGAGGGGTTGACGACGCGAACGACGGCGCCCGGTGACAGATCAACCACGGCGCGACACCGTCCCGATGGCCCACGTCTGGTCGGTGGTGCCGTTGACGTACTTGAGCTGGATCGGCGTCTTGTCGTCGACCGTGTCCGCGACTGCCTTGTCGACGGCGAACACGGCGTCAGTGCCGGCGATTGTTGCCGCCCATGTGGTCGATGCGGTGACCAGTGACAGGGTCGTCCCGGTGGGCCAGGCGCTGTCGAGTCGCAGGGTGCAGGAGAAGTCGGCCCCCGTGGTGAGGATGACCCTCAGCGTCTCCGGCGCCAGCCCAAGGTTGATGCCTTCGTTCGCCATGTGGTCCTCCTAGGTTGCGTCGCGCACGACGCGGCAGATGTGCCGTTCAGCGAGCGGCTTGAGGATGTGGCCGTCGAACCAGTACGCGCCGAGAATCAGCAGCGCCCGGAAGACGTACTTGCCGCCGGGGATCAGTTCGACTAGCCAGCGGATGACGCTGCACAGCGTCGAGTTGTCCTTGCGGCGGTCGCAGAGAAGGTCGTAGGTGAGCAGGCCCCCGAGTGCGCTACCCCAGATGGTGGCCGCGCGGCGCATGGCTCAGGCGGCAGGCTTGTTCGGCACCGCGTAGACGATGCCGAGGCCGACGAGACCGGCGAGCATGATGCCGAGCACCTCGGAGGGCGCGAGGCCGTCATCGACGACCGGGATGGCGAACGAGACTGCGGCGATGATGCCGCTGAGGATGGACTTGGCGTACTGCATGGCGGTGCTCCTTGTCTAGCGGTGCTTGCGTGGCGCGTCTAGCGATGCTTGAATGAGTCCATGACAACGATGCCGATCAGGAAGTACGCCGAGCGCCATGGACTCTCGGCCGACTCCATTGCCGAGTCGCTGAGTGATGAGCGCGGCGCCGACATCGGCCCCGACGACGAGGCTGTGATCGCCGATCTCGACGACTTCCGCGAGTCGGTGTACGCGAGCGCCATCGCGGAGTTGCAGGACGCCGCCGAGGGTGTGGACGATGCGCGCGATGACCTCGACGCCGCCGAGCGAAACCTGCGACGGTCGGTGCAAGAGGCGCTGGAGGACGGCCTGCCCGCCACGCGCGTCGCACAGGTGCTCGGCGTCAGTCGGGCGCGGGTCTACCAGATCAGGGACGGGAAGCGGTGATCGACCAGCGGATGAGGACGGGCTTGTGGTCGAAGCCCTTGACCGGACGCATAACGCCGGTCGTCGCGACACCGAGTCCGCGGTAGAAGAACCACGAGACGAGGCGCTTGCCGAGGTCGCCACCATCGGGGATCGGGGTCGCGCAGTGCAGGCCGAGAGCAGCAGAGACGACGCCGCGCCAGTGGGCACGGTGCACGTCCACGTTGAAGTCGCCGCAGATGATCTCGGCCGCGTTCTTGTGGTCCGCTCGGAATCGACGCGATCGCCGGCCCATGCCGGCCAGCGACGTGACCCAGGCGCGTCCCTGTTCGAGCACCCGCGTGGTCGTCTTGCGGAACCCGTCGCCAGCCTGAATGTGCGCCGGAGTGTGCGGGACGCGGACCATAGCGATGCGGCCGGTGACGATGTGTCGCAGCGGCATGGAGGTCAGCGGAGTCCGGGCGTCGTGGTTGCCGCCCCGGAAGAACCGTGTGCCGATTCGGGTGGCGTACCCAGCGCCGCGCCATGCGGGCTCGAACGTGTCGGTTGCCCACGCGACGACGCACTCACCGGAGCCGCGGAAGTAGTCCCAGCCGTCAGCCTTGAGCGCGCCGTCGAACTTGCCGGAGCCGTACTCGGTGGCGGTGATGAGCTTGACGCCGCGGGTTGAGCGGAAGTCGTCCCATGCTGCACGCGCCTCTGCGGGGGTCGCGTCGAAGCGGCCCGAGGCGTGGATGTGGACGAACTGGTGGCTCACGTCGACCGCTTGCCGATCCGCGTAGCCCATGCCCGCAACCGAGCCGACCAGCCGGGATGGCCAGCGTCGGCCGCATCCCGAGCCTGCCTCTTGACGACCGCGGCCTTCTGGTCCGGGGTCAGCGGCTCGGGCTTCGGCGGCTTCGGTGCGAACGGCTCGGGGATCAGCCAGCCGTCGCAGGTGTCGGACCAGCCGAGGTACGTGAGTCCCCATGCGCGCTCGGGCCAGTCGAGCGGCACGGTGGCGACCCTGCCGGAGCCGTTCGCGTCGGTGGACCGGATCATGCCGCCGCCGAGTGACACGGCGCGGTGTCCGTTGTCAGCCGATCCGCCACCGTAGGACACGGGGACGCCAGCGGGAGGCTTGCGGTCGCCGGGGTGACGGTACTTCGCGGGCTCGGACTTCCAGCCGTCCTCAGCATCGCTCGCGCCATCTCCGTCGAAGTCACCAGCGGACGGGGCGCCGAAGATGGTCCGCGTCCAGAGCTGGCAGGTGTTCGGCGCGTTCGTCTTGCTGGCGAGTGCGCGGGCGACTGCCTGGGCGCGGTCGTAGGGCGTGGTGGGGATGGACATGCGCGGACCTCGTTTCGTGGCGGGGATCGCTAGCGTTACGTGGCGATGTGCGCTAGGATTCAGACATGACGACTACGGAGCACAAGACCGAGTTGGACCAGATGCCCCCGGGCCGGTTGACCGCCCAGACCATCGGCATCGAGCCTGGCCCCAACTTCGAGCTGCCTGTCATGGCGCTCGACTCACTGCCCGCCGAGGAGGCGCAAGATGTCTGACCCCAACTCCGAGTTCTTCAACGAGGACGAGAAGCACGCGCTCCGCATGGGAGCGCTCGCATGGTCCGGAGGGCGAGGTGTCGAGCACGAGTTGTACGACGTGGCCGAGCGCATCGTGAAGGCCAAACTCGCTGCTCGCCCCGTTCGGCGCGTCTGCGCAACGTGCGGGACCGAGTGGGTGGCCGATGTTCAGTCCTGCCCCACCTGCCCGGAGGTGAGCACTCCGCCCGGAGCGACTAATGGCGAGTGACGCTACGATTCGCCGCGTGGCCCGACCGCGCGGAGAAGTGACCGTTGAGCAGGCTCGGCGCTTGGAGCGAGCAAACGAGAAGCGATGGGCCGCCGACGTTGCCTACCGTGCCGTGGTGGTCGAGGTGCTCGCTGAGGGCGCATCGTTCGCCGAGGTGAGCAAGGCGACCGGCCTCAGTACGAACACGTTGCAGCGATGGAAGCGGGAAGCCAATGAGCGCTGAGCACACGGCCGAGGGTGACTACATCCGCCACGCCTGCGGTTGTATCAACTGCGACGCCCGCTGCGAGTGCGAGGGGGCCTGCGCTGCTGCGCGTCCGACCAAGGTTCACATCCACAACGACGAGTTCGAGGCTCTTATTAAGGCCGTGCTGCTCGACTGCGGCGAGCCTCTGTTCGCCATCGACGAGACGGTCTCCGCCGTCGGGCGGATCATCGCCGCTCGAGAGCTAGCGGCGCTCAACAAGGGGTGGGGACTCGGGTTCAAGCACGCGCGGGAGGCTCTGCGCACTCCGCCCGGACTACCGTGACGAGTGGCGGGTGGCGGATCTAGGTGGCGTCGAGCGAGGTGAGCGCGGCCTGCACCTCAAGCGGCGCGGCAGGCGGATGACCACCCAGCCGGATCACCTCGTCGCGCAGTTGCAGCGCCCACCCGATCAGCGACGACATGAGCGACGCCTGAGCCTTGTTCTTCTCCTGCGCCTGCGTCAGATCGCGCTCAAGATCCTTGACCCGGTCCTCAAGCCTTTCGATGCGGCGACCCTGCTCGTCCGACCACGCCTCCCAACGTTCGGACAGCAGCGCGTCCACCTCGGCCTTGTCCCGCTGCGACCCGAGAGCCTTCGTCAACAGCAGGGTCAAGATCGCCGATGCTGGGCCAGCGATCAACGCGACCGCCACAGACTCGTTCATGCGCCGTCTCCAAGCGTGTAGTCGTAGTACGAGCGGCGCATCACCGCGACGGTGGCCGTCACTGGAGGACCGCCGGAGGAACCTTGAAGGTCTGCAACTTCGTCGTCGGGACCACCTGCACCGCCCTCGCCACCTGCGCCGTGAGCTGGGCACTGTCGGCGAGATTGCGGACCGCGAGATTCAGCGGCGCGATCGTCACCTCAGCCGGGTTCTCGGTGTCGTACTCGACCTCGCCGAGCACCACATCCAGGCCGAGCTCGTTGCGGAGGCCGCCGAGACTGTTCGGCACGTTGAACAGACGCACCATCTGGCCCGCCTTCACGTCGGTGAGTTTGGCCGGCAGTCCGCCCGGCGTGAGCAGTCGGCCCGAGTTCGTCGTGACCCGCGAGAGCCACTGCGGCACCGTCAGCAACGCGAGCTGCTGTTGTGCGTAGGCCAGTGCCGTGGTGCCCGAGATGAGGCCGAGGCTCGTCAGGTCCATCGGGTACTCGATCACGCCATAGAGCGCCTGCCCGATCAGGTCGTCGGCGTCCTGGGTGGACCAGCCGTTCGGTGAGCCGTCCACGCCACTGACGCTGGAGACGTAGCGGGCACGGACGCGGGTGAACAACCCCTCGTCAGCCACGCCAATGTCGAGATCAGAGGCGTCGAGATGCCACGAGGGAGTGGTCGGGTCAGTGGTCACGAACGCGACACCGTAGGCATCCACGCCCCACCGCTTGCCGACCGTCACCGCCCAATTGTTCAGCAGCGCGTCGAGCCGCTGCGTCGAAGGGGCGCCGTCGGTGCCGAGCGAGGCGTTGTCGAACGCTGTCGGGTTCGTCCAGGGCAGACCGTTCGCGATGGCCTGCGTGACGGCGGTGCGCGGGTTCGTCGTCGGGTTGCCGCTCGAGTCGACCGCGTCGAAGTCCCCGGCGCGACGGGCCAGTGACCGCGCGGACAGGCTGCGCGGGTAGTCGCGACCCATCTCCGAGAGCACGCCGCCGAACACCTTGACGCCGTCGTTCCACACCTCGAACGACTTACCGAGCCCGATCAGAGACGAGTCGTTCGCCGGGTCGATCGCAAGCGTGCAGGACGCCAGATCGGCGCCGCACGGACCGACACCCCAGGTGGAGGACCACTTGATCCCCCCGACGTGGCCCAGCGAGTGCAGCCACACGCCGTTGACCATCACCTCGGCCATTAGAGCGCTGCCGACCCGAACCATGCGGGGTAGTACTCGAGGGCCATCGTCGGTCCTTGTGCGTTCGTGGACACGAGGAACGCTGTCAGTTCGCCCGGCTTGAACGCATGCACGCCGGGCTTCTTCGCGTCCGGCCAAGCGGACTGCGCGTTCGCCCGATCCGACGTCGGCCCGCGCCACCAACCACCCTGCGGCTGATCGGTCGAAGGCGAGTCGATCCACAGGTTCGACGACGAGCCGCCCGCTGACGGGGCAGCAGTACCGCAGTCGATGATCGAGAAGTCCGCCACCGGACGACCGCCGACCTGCCAGGCCGGGATGAAGTAGACGTTGGAGAGCTTCGCGCCCTTGAACAGCAGCCGAACCTTCGCGGTCACGTCAGCAGACTGCATCGGCAACGGCGGCAGGTAGCAGGTCCCGAGCGTGACGAACTGGTAGCCCGTCGCCAGGTTCGGCAGCGACACCTCGGCTGTCGACGTCGGACCCACGTTGTTCGACCCGACCCGCAACTGTGCCTGCACGCCCGCGACGGTCGGCGACGACTCCACCTTGACCAGCGCGACCATCGTGTACGGGCCGGCAGTCAACAGGGTCACCGGCACGTCGAAGATCGGCTTGCCCGTGCCTGAGTCATAGGTGGTCGTGCTCGGGGTCAGGTACGAACCATCCGGCGATGTTGAGTCCGTCGTGGTCGTGCCCTGCGTGATCCACCGACGTCCGTCCGGCGTGAATCCAGCAGGCAGTTCGGCGGTCGGTGCCGTGATCGCCAGGACGCGACCGAGAGCAACCGAATCCGTCGGCGCCGCAATGTGCAGCGACCCCACCGTGCGCGCCGAACCCTGCACGTCGAGCTGCTTGACGATCTGGTGATCCGTCGTCGCTGACGTCGCGCGCTCAACGTCGTCGTAGTAGACATACGGAGCGACGGTGCCCGTCTGAGAGTTACGGGTCTGGGTGACCCAGAACCGAAGGCCAGTGACCGTGAGTCCAGCCGCGACAGGCCACACGTACCGGGCGAAACCATTGACGTCCCGGCCCACCGACACGAAGTTGGTTACCTGCGACTCGCCGGCCGCAGTCGTCATCCACAACTGATACAGGCCATCCGTGGGCCTGCCAGAGAACGTCGTCTGGATGCCGATGGACAGGTAGCCGCCCGTGCTAGTGCTGACGGTCAGGCCAGCGACCTTGTCGCTGCTGAGGAATGTGTACGAGTTGTCGCCACTGTTGTAGGTGCTGCTCTCGGCATGCGCACGGACCGAACCCGTGCCCTCGGTCTTGATCGTCGTATCGACCGAAATATCAGTGCCGACCGGGCCGCCCGCACCCGGACCCGTCGCCCACTTCGACCAACCCGTAGCTGAGTCGCACCCGTACACGACGACCCCAGTCGACGGGGGGGTGCCGGCGTTGTCGACAACCTTGTCGACCGAACGACCATAGGGGAGCGCCCGGATCGTCAACACCCAACGCCGATAGCCCGCCCGCTCAGTGTCATCGTCATACACGCGAGCCGGTGAAGCCGCGAACGTCTCAAACACCGTCGCCGGGCCATACCCGTCACCAGGATCAACCGACAGTGTGTTCCGCTGCTTGTCACACTCCGCAATCAGCGACGCCTCAGCATCAGCCAACGCCCCAAGATCAGACGCCTCGACAAGCAGCGGGATCGTCAACGTCCGATTCGACCGACGCGACAAAGACTCGATCTCACCATCAGCCAGCAGCGACGCCAGCACGTCCGTCACCGACTCCGCGTTGCCAAGATCGGAACCGAACTCGATCCCGAACGGATAGTCAGTCAGGTCAAGATCACCCAACACGAAGCGCGGATTGAGATCCATCAGCTCGCCTTCTTCTGACCGTGGGATACCGAGGCGTTGATGGCCCGCGCAAGCCTCTTGTCGAGATCGTCGAGATGCTTCAGGTGCCGGTTCGCCTCAGTCAGTCGGTCCTCGAGGCGCTTGATCTGCGGGCCATACTGGTTGCGCGCCACCTGGCCGCCGAGCTGGTTCGACAGCGACTGGACATCGCCGAACAGCGATGCGTCAGCCAGAGCGTGAGACTGCGTGCCCGACGCCATCTCCAAGATCAGGTCACTGTTGCCCGAAGCGAACAACTGCGACAGGAACTGCGACGGCAGCCCCCAATGCTTCAACTTCTTGAACGCCCGAAGCAGTTGCTTGAGGTGGGTCTTCGTGTTCATCAAGTTCTGGTCGAACACCTGCCCCACGGTCTGTGCGGCGAAAAACGTGGTGTCCGTCAGCGACTCCGCGATAGCCGAGACGCTGAACAAGTCGCCCGCGAACGTCGAAGCGATCGAGTCCTTGAGCGACGAGAAGTCCGAGAGGACGCCATCCAGCTTCGACTTGAGGTTGTCGCGGAACGACTGCACCCGGTCCAGCGTCTTGTCGAGCGCCGACTTCATCGCGTCGAGAACCTTCGGACCGCCGGCCTTGATGCCGTTCTCGATACCCTCCATCGTCCACTTGCCGATTTTGCCGGTTAGGTCGTCCATCGTCTTTGCGAGCGGAGTGATCCGGCTGCGAACTCCGGCGATCAAACCGTCGATGATCGCCCGGCCATGCGGGACCAGCAGGACGCGGTCCTTCGCGATCGGACCCTTGTGGGCGGCGATGATGCCGGCGATGGGTGAGACTGCGCCGATGATGTCGACCGTGCGGTCGGTGATGCCCTTGATGAGACCGCCGATGACGGCCCGTCCGGCTGGGTAGAGCGTGTTGGACAGGTCGCCGAGCGCGCCCTTGATCTTTTCGGGGACGGTGCCAACGAATGCGACCGCCTCGCTCATCCGCTGTTTGACCGCAGCGGTGAACCGCGCGGCGGCCTGTCCAGCGTTCCCGAATGCGCCACCGAGGCGCCCGAGGAAGCCGATGACCGAAGCAATGCCTGACGCGATGCGGGTCAGCGTCTGGATCTGCGTCCCGGCCATGTAGGCCGTGAGCTTGATGATCGGCGGCAGAGCCTTGCCCAACACCGAAGCGCCCAGCTTGTCGTTCGCGAGCTGCACCTTGAGCAGAACAGCCGCGACCTGCTGGAGCGTCGGCTGCCACTCCTTGAACTTCGCCGCAGCCTGCTGCAACGCGGGCAGAAGGTCGGCACGAAACGACGCCACGAGCTGACGCAGTGCGGGGAGCAGCTTCTGCACGACGGTGGCCCAGAACTGGATCATCGCCGGGTAGAACTGGGTCACGAGGAACTGACCAGCCGACTGCAAGATCGGCAGGACATTCACCCGAAGCGCCTGCCCGAACTGGATCAGAGCGGGGATGGCGTTGGTCTGAATCCACGCCGCGAGCTGGTTGACCGACGTCCGGAACTGCTCGAAGTGAACGTAGGCGTACACCGCCGCACCCGCGAGAGCCCCCACGAGCGCGATCGGTGAGGCCAGGGCGCCGACGAGGACGGCAATCGCTGACACCAGGCCGCCGCCAATGAGCGCGATGACCGACGTCAGGGCGGATCCACCGAGCGCTGCGAGCGCCGTCTTGAAAGCCTCGAGATGGTTGGCGATGAGATCCTGTAGCACGGTGACCACCGGCATCACGGCAGCCTTGAAGGCGGCGAACGCGGGCGGGACGTTGGCGATCATCCAATTGATCAGGACCGTGCCCTTATCGAGCAGCTTGTCGAGCAGCGGCAACAGCGCGAGACCAACCGACTCCTGAAGGTTCGCGAACGCCGTCTTGAACTTGTCGCCCGACGTCGCCGCCGCAGCCGCCGCCCCACCGAACTCGCGACCGAGCTCGCCGAGGATGACCTTCTGCGCCTTAAGGGTGTTGCCCGACGCGACGAGTGCCGCGATCTGGTCCTTCTGCTGCTGGGTGAACGAGACGCCGACCCGCGACAGCGCAGTAATGCCCTTGATTGGGTCATTCAGCGCCTTGCCGACCTGGATGCTTGAGGACTTCAGATCCTGGTCGAGCGCGACTGACATGTCCGTGACGATCTTCGTCGCCTGGTTGAAGACGTCGTTGCCCTTGCCCGCCTCGTTGCGGAGGTTCGTGAACGTCAGCAACAGGTTCTCGGCGCCCTGGACCGCCTCGTCGTCAATGCCCGTCAGCAGCGAGATCGAGTTCGCGAGGTTGCCGACCTGCTTGGCCGAGATCCCAGCGGCGCCGCCGGTCGACTTGATGACCTGCGCCGTCAACGCGGACACCTTCTGCGACTCACGCGCCTCGTCGATCGCACCGGAGAAGAACTGCTTGACCTTCTGGACCGCGAACAGGCCGACCGCAGCCGCACCGATCGCCTTCAGCGGCGACATCGACGAGTACGCGAACACCTTGCCGAAGCGCGTGCCGGCAGTCTTCGCAGACGAGTTGATCTGCGGGCCGATCTGGCGGTTCATGCTCGTCCCAAAGCCCTTGGCGGACTAGGACGGCATGAGAGAAACGAACGCCGAGGCGACCTCACTCATGCCCAGTCACCTCCGATCCGCCCGACCTAGGGCACCGCCTCGCAGACGAGCGAGGGAAAGATTCGATTGCCCTTGCTCAAGTTGCAGAGCAGGTGCGCGAGTTGGAGATTTGACGGATGGTTCGAGCCGCCGCGGCTAAGCGGGACGACGTGGTCGATCGACGGCGTCATGAGGTCGGGACGGCGAGCGGTCATGTCCACATCGCATCCGCAGAGGCCGCATAGCGCACCGTCACGTCGAGACAGGTCTTGAGCGGTGGTTGTCGTAGAGCCGTCCCTATAGCGCCTGGCTCTGCGGACGGCATAGTGGCTGCCGCACAGGCCCTTTTTTCGCATGGGGTTGGGACAGCCTTCGATGGCACACGGCCCATCATTCGGATGCCGAGTCAACGGCGCGGTCGGTTCGCCGAATCGCTTCATCCGTGTGTAGTGCGCGGAGCAGTGCCCGAGCGAACCGAACTCGGCCTTGCTGCATCCGTCCACCCCACATCGGGGACGGCATGTGTCGCCGCAGAATCGCTTCAACGCTCGAACGGGGGCGCCACATGATTCGCAGGCCCACTGGGAAGGCCGCGCTTCCTTCGTGGCCCGATTCCAACGGTGGTAGTGCGTAACGCACATACCGCGAGCCAGCGGGGCCTTGTCACATGCGGGCTCGATACAGGTAGCGTTTGCCATGTCAGCCTGCCCTCAATCAGGTTGTCCACGCCCCGGGAGTGTTACCAGCACTCGCCGGGGTCTTTCGTCCGATTATCCCACAGAAGGCCGTACTCTGTCGGGATGAAACGGGGATGGATCGCGGCGCTACTGCTCGCCCTCACGGCCTGCGGTGGCGGCTCGGACGGCTCGGATGGCAGCGCTAAGGCCGGAGCGGACGACGAGAGCGCCGCGATCCGTGAGGCCGCACAGGCGTACTCAGACGCCTACTTGACTGGCGACGCGGACGCCGCCTACGGGCTGTTGTCCCAGCGATGCCAGGACCGGACGCCAGCCGACCAGTTCGCGTCCGTCGTGCAGACTGCCAAGGCGCAGTACGGCTCAGCGCTCGACTTCAAGAGCTTCGACGCCGACGTGAATGGCGAACAGGCGCGCGTCACGTACACCTACGACACCGCGGCGATCAACCAAGATCAGGAACCGTGGGTCAAGGAGTCGGGCGAGTGGCGCGAGGACGACTGCTAGACCGGCAGCGAGTGGCCAAGGGCGTTGAGGATCGCCACGACTTCCTCACGACTGCGGCCCCCAGTGTTGCCCCAGCGCCGCTCCTGCTTGTTATCCAGCGGCCACGGGCGACCACCGTGCGGCTTCGGCCTGCCCTTCTTGCTGTCGTTGTTCGCCGCCATCGTCAGGTCGTACAGATCCAGAATCGCCAGCGCCTCGCGACTGATCGGGTAGTCCCAACCCTCGAGCGCCGCAGCGACCGCCGATGACGGGTCGCGGCGCAGAATGACGGCCAGGCGAGCAACCTCGGCGAGCGTGATCCGGTCGCCCACGTCACGCAGGCCGAGTCCGAAGCGTTGACGCAGGTCGTACTCGACGGCCCCTCGGTGACGCGAGATCAGTCCGAGGAGCCCGAAGATTCCCCCATCCAGGCGCCGACCACCTCGAGCATCTCCTTGGTCGGGAGAGACTTGAGGGCGGCGAGTGCAGCGGGGGTCGGGCCGGCAGCCTCGAGTGTGGCGAACGCGAGGCGCATCTGCATCATGTCGTTGTCCGGGTCCATGATCGCGGCATAGGTGATCTCGCCGGGGATGTTGGACGCAGCGTCCTCGCCGATCGCAGGGAGCGTGAAGGACTTGCCCTTGACGGTGAACTTGTGGCCGGCGTCCTTGGCCTTGCGGTCCTGCGGAGTGGTCTGAGACATGCGCGGATTCCTTTCGTGAGCGCGGATGGTGCGCGGATAGGTGGAGCCCCCGGCCAGCCTCCGCGCGAAGCTGGCCGGGGAGACGGGGTTACGGGGTCTTGAGGTCGGTCATCCAGCCACGGAAGTTGATGCCCGTGGTCGGGTCGACATCGCAGTCGATGGTCACCTGGTAGCCGACCGGCTCGTCGTTCTTGTAGACCAGATCGCCAACAGAGGCCCGGACGCCAGCAGGAACCCAGTAGCGGTGGTGGAAGGTGCCATCGAGCACGTCCAGCACGTATGCCTTCGCCGTCGGGACGGTGTTGGCGTAGTCGAACGTCCCATGCGTGGCGGTCTGGGTGACCGTGGCACCGAAGTACGTCTCCACCGCAGTCTTGTTCGTCTCGAGGAAGGTGAACGAGATCGTGGGCGAGTCATCGCTCGTAGAACGCAGCGTGCGAACCTGTGCGCCGTTCTGCCACATCTTCAAGATCGTCTTGTCGCCAGCATCAGGCAGCGTCAAGGTGACGCCGTCCTCGCTGATCGCGCCCGAGTCGATGAACGCGGCATCGAGCGCCGTGGTCGAGTCAGTGGGCGCGGTCGATCCCGCAGGGGCCTTGCTGACGGCGCCGGTGATCCCGACCCGCACGTTTCCGACTACGGCAGTCATGCTTCCTCCTGATGAGTACGGCACTCGGGCCGTCGGTGATGGTGCCGGCGCGGGCGGCGAGGGTGGTGTTACTTCTTCGGGTCGGGCTTCTCTTCGGACTTGGGCGCCTTGACGGCAGTCCAGCCCTGCGACTCGTACATCTCGGCGAAGTCGTCGCGGACGTCCTCGGTGTGGGTGGCGTCAGGGTGCTGGTACTTGGTCATGACAGTGCCTCTCCTCGGAGATCGATCTGGAACAGCAGGTATCGCATCGGGGCGGCATCGGGGATCTCGTAGGGTCCGGACAGGTGCTCGGTTCGCAGCACGCCGTTCGCGCCCACGAGGCGCGGGACCAGCGCTACGACGAGGCGGGCCAGGTCGGTCGCCTTCTGGTCGGTGGTGTCCCACACGTTGACCCGCAGCCGGGCCTTGTCGCGGAGGTTCGCGGAGTTCCCACCGTCGCGGACGACCTGCACGCAGCGCGCCGGTCGAGTCGCAGGGATCGTGCGGACCACCTTCACGTCCGACTGTCCCGACTGGGCGTTGATGAGGGTGCGGAGAGCGGCGATCGTGGTGAGCTCGGCGTCCGGGTAGAGGACCGCCGTGGGCTGCCAGGTCACGAGCCACCTGCCGCGTCGAGTGCCCGCGCGAGGATGCCGTACTTGGCCTCGAGGATGTGACCCTTCCAGTCGCCCGAGACGACCCGAACGACGAGCCGGTCGGTGTGGTCTTCCTCGAGATGCAGGCCGGACTCGTAGTCGCCCGTGTCGTCATGCGGATCGGCCTGCGCATGAGCAAGCACCGCCGAGGCCTTCGAGCGAATCAGGGAGTCGACGCCCTGCGCTCCGTCGAGGAGGGACTGGATGCCGCCGTGGTTGATCTTGATCTGTGCGAGGCGGCCCATGTCAGCCCTCCTGGATCGAGACGCGCACGATGGCCCCGGCGTCACCGGAACTAGCGGCCCAGCGCCAAGCGAACGGTCGGCCGTCCACCTCGCAGACGAGGCCGCGGACCACGACGCGATCCTGCGCCGTGGGGACGGTCGTGATTGGCGGCTGGAAGATGAGGTCGAAGTCCGAGTCCACGGCGTTGCGCGCGGCCTCGCTGGGCTCCGTAGACCCGCCGCTGCCGACGAGCACGTTGGCGACGTCGACCTCAGTGGGCTCAGTGGTCCACTCCTGGCCGTCGCCGAGCTCCCACGCGGTGACAGTGTCGGCCGAGTAGGGGTCGGTGACGGTGCCGGCGGTCTGGACGGTGACCGTCTCGCCGTGTGCGAACACGTCAGATCACCGAGGTTGCGTCGGGGCCTGCGAGCGACACCGAGTAGACGCCACCCTGGCCCGTCGCGCAAAGATTCTGGAGTGCCACGATCTCCGACGGCCAGAACATCCCGCGGCGCTCCTGGCGGGTGTCGAGAGTCTGCCCGAACGGGCCAGCTGTCTGCGCCTGAAGCGCACCGCTGCCCGAGTCGTTCCACCGCAGGACGGCTCCGCGCAGGATCGCCTTGACGGCGGTCGAGTGCGCGAAGCCATCCACGGAGATACAGGGAGCGGCCAACAGGGCCATCGCCTCTGCGTCCTCGATCATCGCCTCGGCCTTCGCAGGCTCGATGGCGGCGAATGGCTCGAGGTCGTCGACGCTCAGGAACGTGCCCATGCTGACCGCCTCCCCGTTACTTCTTGGTAGTGCTGGACTTCTTGGACGCTGACCGCTTGGCCGGCGCCTTCTTCTCCGTCACGTCCTGGTAGCCGGCGGCGCGCCAGAAGTCAGCCGACGCATCGTCGGTCTTGACCTCATGGCCCGTCACCGGGTTCCTCAGGGCGATCACGGGGTGTCGACGACGCCGTCGGTGATCCGCACGAAGTGGTTGACGTCGCGGGTGATGAAGCCGACCTCGATCTCCGCGCGGACAGCGAACATGTTGCGCTGCCACAGGTTGATCTGGGTGCCGCCGTCGTTCACGGTGGCCTGGTCGGTCACGTCGACCTGGATGCCCTCGACGGTGCCGTAGATCGCCGAGTTGGCGAAGTCACCCGCGACAGCGACGTCGTCGCCGACGGTGGTGGACGCCTTGAGCGCACGGCGGGTGCCGTACACGGGGCGACCGAGGAGCTGACCGACCACGTTGTCGGTGTTCGGGCTGTTGGTGAACAGCGGACGACCGAAGCCGTCAACCGAGGACAGCAGCGTCGCCTGGAACGCCGGAGAGGCGAGCCACGCGGACAGGTCGCCACCAGCGGCAGCGATGGCCGAGTAGACCGCAACGAGGTCGGCGTAGGTGCCGGTGCCATCGACGGTCAGGGCCGGCGCAGACGAGAGAACGTCGAAGTTCGAGCCGGGGGCAGTGCCCGCGAGCACGGTCTCGTCGAACTTCTTCGCCAGCGCGTTCGGGAGACGGCGGGCGAGCTCGGCGTAGAGGCCGGGCAGGTCGCGCCGGAACTCCATCGAGAAGGTCTCGATGACAGCCAGCTTGTACGGCGTCATGCTCTTGCTCGACACGGTGGCGTGCGAGACCGGCTTCTCAGCCGACTCCGCAACCCAGCCGGCAGCCGAGTCGCCCGTGATGAGCGGAATGGTGATGCCAGAGCCCGGAAGGGCGATCTGACGCGACGCCGCCATGACAGCGGACGCCTCCTGGGTGGAGGCCCAGATCTCCGAGGAGACCTGAGCGGGAAGCACAACACCAGAGGTGGAGCGCTTGAGGTCGCCAGCAGCCATGCCGGTTACCTACCTTTCAAGGAAGTGGGGGTTATCGGGTGAAGCTGCCGTCGATGGCAGCCGCGAACAGGTCCGCGGTGGACTTCCCCTTCTTGGGGGTTCCTCCGCGATTGCCGAGATCCAGCGATTCGACGACGGACTCCTGCGAGTCGTCCTCCGTGCTGGCGGCAGGCTTGAAGGTCTCGAGAAGTTCAGAGGCGTCGGCCTCGAGCTCCTCGCGGGTCTCGCCGACAAGCCGCTTGGCCTGTGCGGGAGTGAGGCCCTTCTCGGATGCGACCTCGAGCCGAAGTGCTCGCGCCTCGGCGGCGGCGGCGGCCTTCTCGGCAGCCTCCGCGCGCTCGATCGCACGAGTCGATTCGGTCTTGTCGCGGTCCTCGAACTCCTTGAGTCGGGCCTCGAGGTCGGCGGCACGCTTCTCGGCGGCACGCTTCTCTCGACGCTCGGCGTCCAGAGCCTTCTTGCCAGCGTCCCCGAGATCGGCCGTCGCGGCTTGGTCGGTGGCGTTGTCGTTCTCGGCGGCGTCAGTCATCGCGACTGCTCCTTTGGTGTGGCAGATCCCCGGCCCTCGCGGCTAGGGAAGATCAGTAGGCAGGCTCGGCAGTGCAGCCACAGTGGTCGTGCGCGTCGAATCCGGCGTTGTCGCGCGGATATACGCGACCGGCGAGCATCTGGCAGAAGTCGCATCCGCCGCCGCCGAGCACTCGCTCCCAGCCGCGCGCCTTCGGGTCCGACCGGATGGTCTGTGTGACCGTGTCGCGACCCGCGTTGAGCACGAGTCGGGCCATCGCCCCGGAAGACTGGGTGAGTGCGTTCGACATCGCGACATCAACGGGCACGCCGTTCGCAGCGGCCTTCTTCGCCGCGATGAGCGACGTCACTCGCAATGAAGTAGCGAACTGCTCGGCGGGCATCTGCGGGACGATGATCCGAACGTCACCCGAGAGGCCACTGGCAACGCGAAAGGCCCGCAGATAGCCCGCAGCGAGCCCTGAGGACGTCCTGCGGTTCTTGCTAACGACCCTCAGCGCCTCGGCCGCGAATCCGGGGAACGATCGGTCGAGATCGGCCCAGTCGAGCGCCGGCCACAGGTCTTCCATCTGAGCGACGGTCGACTTGCGGAGCGCGAGCTGCTGACGACGATGCATCAGCGTCAACGCGCGCGGCTCGAGAGCCATCAGGCAACAGGGTTGGTGTCAGGGTTGAAGATGGCAGCCAGATCGGCGCCCGCACCGTTCTCCAGGCGCCACGCGGCATCACGGTCCCGCTCGGTCTGCGACATGCCCAACCACTTCTCCTGCGCAGTCTGCGGCGTGATGACCGGGTTGTCGCCCGTCGTCAGCTTCACCGCAGCATCCGCGGCCTGAGCCATCGAACGGGTCTCCATCTCGGCCCACTTGACCTCGATGCGAGCCTTCGATCGAGCGTCACCGAGCGCCTTGAACGCCAGCCGGATCGCACCCTCAAGGCCGGGCTCATAGCCCTTCACGCGCCGCTGACACTTCGCCACCAGGCCGCCGACGATGAGCGCCAGCGTCTCGGCGCCGACGTTGGACACGTCGGTCAGGAAGTAGGTCGCCGGGAGACGGGATATGCGGGCCATGTGGCCGGCGATCTCCCGCGCCAGGTCGAGGTGCGGCTTCAGGTCGGTGGCGTTGAAGTCACCGAACTTTGCGTCGGCGCCTTCGGCCACGAACAGGCTCGCGATATTCGCGGCGTAGGGCGCAATGGGCTCGCCAGTAGCGGGGTCGCGAGGAACCTCGATGCCCGTCGCCCACTTCTGACGGAACGCGCCGTACTCCGCGATCGCCTGGACGTTGAACATCGTCTGGTTCAGGAGGCGCTGCGGAAGCACGAGGGGCGCGAGCTCGGATCGGATCTCGCCCAGCGGCCGGTTTTGGAGCTCGAAGAAGGGAACCTCGCCGAGCGGGTTCTTCGTGACCGCCTGCGCCCCGTTCGGCATCTGGCGCGCCAGCCACCGCGACGGACTGAAGGGGTCGCCCTCGCCGCGCTGCGTCATCCGCACCACGTAGCCCGGCGTGTAGAGCGTGCCGAACGTGTCGCCCGTCCACTCGTCGCCGAACACCTTCAGCGCGGCGATCCGCTCGCCCTCGGGGGAGTAGGCGAGCACGACCTGGCTCGGGTCTTCGTAGTTCAGACGCGGGTTCCCATCGCCCTTGGGTGGGGAGACCGACACGAACGACCGCTCGCAGATCAGCGCGGCGGCGATCGCCTCGTCAGACCCGGCATCGAAGTCCGAGTCCTTCCAGATCCGCCACGCATCCTTGTCGGCCTCGGGCTCATCGCCAATGCGGATGCCCTCGACGGACATGCGCTCAGCGGTTGCCTCCGCAGCAAGACCCATCAGGTTCGTCGTCGACAAGCCAGCCATCCGCGCGAACTTCTGCGACGTCTCCGTCGACTCAGGCAGTGGGTGAATGTCCTCGACGAGCTCGCGATACGCCGCGTACACCTCAGCACGGCGCGTGCGCTCCTCATCCAGTCGTCGCAGCCACCACTTCGGACTGCCAACGGGGGCGTCTTCCAGCATCGGCAAGGCTCCCCTCAAAACGCGTAGGTACTAGCAGGCTTCTTGGACATAGATGCGGCGAGTCGGGCCAGCACTAGGCCAACCATCGGGGCGATGTTGACGCTCGGATCGCTGCGGTCGAGACCCCATCCGCCAGCCGTGCCGATCGCCCGCTTCCGAGACCCCTCGCGCGCCGCATTGACCGACTCTTGATCCGCATGAGTAAGTCGGCCAGCCTCGAGGTTGGACTTGACTAGTCCGCAGGCGCGAGACATGTCGGAGGCGTTGCCCGTGAGCACCTTCACCCCCAGCGCCTTGAGCGTGGGGATCATGGAAGCCGCAGGGGACTGGCCGTCGATAAACACGACCGTCCCGCGGCCCGAGCGCCTCCAAGCGTCAGCCACCCACTTGACCGCGGCAGCCTCATCCATGCCAGCCCAGACTTCTTCGACGTGCGCCGAATCCTTCTCGACCCAGCACGCCTCGACCGAGATCTCCCGGCCGTGCGACATGTCCACCGCGAACCCGTTGGGCTTAGTGCCAGACGGGGGTCCGACGTCGACCGCCTCGCCCCACAGCGCGCCATTGAAGGGCGAGAACTGTTTCGTGATCTCGTCCCAGATGCCGCGGGCTTCGCGGTTCCAGGCGTCGTCGTTCTTGAGCTTCTTGCGTAGTCGCAAGAGAGCGCGATGCGTGGTGCGGTGCGGGTAGGACGGGTTCGCCTTGCGCAACTGCTCCGGGTCCATCGGGTCGGTGCCGCGATCGGCACTCGTCTCGATGTAGAGCGTCGAGTCAGACTCGCCGTCCAGCGCCTCCTGCCGAAGCAGGGTGAAGAACTCGCCAGGATCGCGCGGTCGCGGCGGGGTGCCCATGACAAAGAACAGGGGATTTGGGGCCGTGTTCTGCGTAGCGCCCAAGTCCTCAAGCGTGGACTCGGGAAGGATCTGACCCTCGTCACACACGAGCACGTCGACCCCGGCGAAGCCACGACCGAAACCAGACTCGCGAGCGCCGAACAGGATGCGTGACCCGTTGGCGAAATGGATCGCCTCGTCGCCCTTGCCGTGCAACACCTGGCGGATGTGCGGCGCCACCTTGGGCCGCTGCGCCATGCCGTCGAACTGGTCGAACGTCTCACGCGCCGTCGTCTTGCGGTGCGCCGTCCAGATCACAGTCAGGCCAGGCTTGAGGAGACACAGTGCGAAGATGATGCACGCGATCAGGTACGTCTTGCCGACCTGCCGCGGGATGCTGATGCACGTCGTGTCGGCGGCGTAAGTTCCGTCAGCCCGCTTGGCAAGGATCAGGCGTCCAGCATCGAACTGCCAGCGATCAAAGCCCCAGCCGAGCCGGTTGCAGGTCTGCGCGACCGAAGGCCACTCGGTCGAGGCGATGCCCTCGGGTGCCACCACATGGCGGGCCACATCCGAGAGCGGCCGGCGGCTAGTAGCCGGTGCCGTCCCAGGCTTCGTCATCGGCATTCACGACCACCGAGTGATCCTCGTCCTGCGAGACGACGATGGCCTCGATCTCCTTGCCGATCTCGAGCTGGCGGCGCGATAGAGCGGCGAGGTCACGGGCCGGGGTGTTCGGGTCGTCCATCGCACGGGCGATTCGGCGACGCATGGCCCGCAGCTCCTCTATTCGAGAGCCTTGCTCTGCGGCCTCAAGGATCGTCGAAGGGCGGTTCGGCTCGGCCTTCTCATCCTCGGCAACCGCGCGGAGAGGCTTGCGTACAGCCATTTCGCCTCCTCGGGTCAGGCGACCCGAAGGTCGTCGTCGGTGTAGTAGCTGAGATCGCCGCGAACGGAGTTACACCAGCGGTGAGCGAGTCTGAGATTGGACGGCGAGTGATCAGCAATGAGCGACCACGACTGGGGCTCGATGTGGTCCAGCGACGGTGCCCAGTTGTCGAGCGGGTTGGTCGTCATCAAGTCGCGATCAACGGGCTCTAGGCAGAGTTGACAGGTCCAGGAATCGCGGTCGTAGATGGCGAGCCGATCCCGCATTGCGATCTTGAAGTGTCGTTTGTTCGGGCGAGCCTTGCGGCTGCACGCCGTCGAGCAGAACCGCGATGGCGTTCCACGGCGAGTGAAGTCCGTGCCGCACTGAGCGCACTCACCGGAAACCCATGTCGACCCGACGGTACCGGCAGCTGCTCGTTCGAGTCGGTCTGCTGCGCGAGCCCTTTTGCGCTCGGCCTGCTCGAGACGTTCCCTACACCTTCGGTGATACGGGAGGTCTTTGCGGAAGGCGCCGCGGACCGGCTCGCCACACTCAACGCACTTCGCGTCTAGGCGAGGTCGTCCCGGACGATCCCAACCCGACTCGCGGAGACGCTTTTGGCGTTCGCGGCTGATCGCATTCCAGGCATCGCGGCACGGCTCACATGAGGCTTCATTTCGCCTCCGGTGCCAGTCCCGGCCGTATTGCGTTCCCCGCACTTCGTCATGTGTCTTGCGCGCCATCAAGGGCTCCTAGATGTGCGGAAGCCCCCGACGTCTAGGTCGACGGGGGCTTCCTGGCCTCGGGGATCAACCGAGGTCGCCTGCGTTGGAAAAAGCGGATGGGGGGTGTCCGTCTATGCCGAGAGGAGCGGCGGGAAATGTCTTCGGGGTCCGCCCCCGGGGTCACCAGCTTCGAGATGTGACGAACGATCGCGGCTCGACCCCGACGCGGTTCCATTTCGCGCGGTTGCACTTGCGGTGACTGGCCTGCTTGTTGCCGAGAGTGTCGGGTCCACCGTTGTCGATGGCGAGGATGTGGTCGACCTCGAACGACATGGGATCGGGTGACCGCAGCGTGTAGTCGATCGGCTGCTCACAGAGCGCGCATGGTGGCTTGGTGCGGGCGATGGCACGACGGTGCTGGTCGCGAGTGGTGGTGTTGCGGCCAGTGCTCACTCCGACTCCTCGCGCCACTCGCACCGCAGCTCGTGGGACTGGACCATCGTCGCGACCGGGTGCCGGTAGCCGCAGCCCCATCGACACGTCCAGCGCCTCAGGTCCGACATCCACAACTCCACTCGCCGCAGAGTTCACACCCCATCGTGTCGACAGGTATCGCAACAGGTTCGGCGCTCGATGTCTCGGGTCGCAGCACAGGCGTCAACGCTGAGTCCACAGCCGAGGCACCCGTCTTCGAGGACGCGCTGAAACCGATAGATCTGGCACCTCGTGGCGCCGATGCTGGGCGGCTCCATCAGGTCACCGGGTCTAGTCCGCGAACCATGCCGTCACTCGTCCAGAACGAGATCATGCGCGAGCGTGACTCGTCGCCGCGTGCGTGACGGAACCAGTTCGATCCACCGTCGAGTGCGGGGATCTGCATGAACAGTCGACCGCCGCCGTGGTCCTGCACTCGGAGGTGGTGACTGTGCGCCGCGAGGAGAACGTCTGCGTCACCGGCAGGCTGTCGTCCGCCGGCTTGGTCGTTCCACCACTTGAGCGGGTCGCGTCCGAACATGTGGCCGTGTGTCATGGCGATGTTGGTGCCGGCGACGTCGAGACAGATGGTCAGCTCGTCGTGGCCGGGGAACAGGAAGCTGACCCGATCGCCGAGCTCGTCATGTTCGTTGATGCCGTCCATGACTGCCGATGCGCCTTCGATGGCCCATGAGTCGTCGTTGAACGTGGCCATCTTGTCGCCGATGCGGTGTGCCTGGTCGTGATTGCCGGGCAGTACTGGGATGACGATGCGCTCGGCGAGGGGCAGGAACGCCTTGATCTGCGCCCACATGAGGCGGCGATAGACACGGACCTGCTGGGTGGGGGTGAGGTCGAGGCGCATGACGAGTTTGCCGCCCTGTGAGGCGACACCTTCGATGCAGTCGCCGAGCCACGGGAGAACGATCTGCGCAGCCTTCGTGCCGCGGGGAAGGTCGGCGCGCAGGCGTTGGCAGATCGCTTCAGTCTCACGGAGGAATCTGTCGACGGTTCCGCGGGTTCCGCCGCCGTCGGGCTTGCCGAGCTGGAGATCTCCGGCAGGCGCGACGAACGTTCCAAGGTCGGTAGCGATCGCCTTCGTTGCCGCAGGCTTCCACTTGCCGATCATGCTCATCAGCGCGGCATGATCATGTTCGTCGCCGCGCTGCCCCGACGTGGGAAGCATGTTGATTCGGATGGCCTCGAGCCACGGCCCGCCCTCACGCTGCTGCCACTTGGAGCGGCGAACGCTGGTGACGATCCACTGGTTCGGGTCTTCGCCGAACTCGCGGATGACGTCTTCGTGCTGGGGCTCTTGTCCAGTCTCGAAGGGCTTGGTGACGATGTAGCCACCAGTTGCCGTGTCGAGGTCGGAGCGCGGCTGCCACCCATCCGGATAAGCCTTGCGCGAGTGGGGCGCGTTCGTGGCGATCGGCCCCGCTGAAACGAGGGCCTCGATGCTCATCGGCCGCGGAGCTTCTCGCCGGCAGAGCACTGGCCGCGAGCGTGTCGGGCAAGCGTCTGGGCGGGAACCTTGTGCCCCTCGGCAGCAAGGGCCTCAGACAGCGCCGAGTACCGCCAGAGTGGATCTGCGAGCAGTCGTCGCAGTGCCGCTGCTTCCGGCGCCTCGAGGCTGCCGAGGAGGTGGCAGGTTGCGCATGGTGGGCCCTTGACGGCCTCGGGTGCTCCGGCGGCGTACAGGTCAGCGATAGCCATTGTGGCCCCTTGCGTCGGCAGGAGGCGTCGGCCTGCTGCGGATCGAGTGTTTGACCGAGACCGCACGAGGCGGGGTGTTGCGTGTTGGTCCGTGCTGATGAGCCGGCGGTGTCCCCAAGTGGGTTGGCCCCGTGTTGGCGGCGTCTCTGGGGGGTGGGTCCGGTATTCGAAGCGATTGGGCCAAGTTGAAGTCCCGCGCGCCGGCCGCCTCAAACACAGTCGGCGTGCGGGGGAATGTGGGTTACTCGCTGCCCCGCGGCTCAAGCTCGGCGGTGGCGAGGGTGACGGCCGGCGATGTCGGAGTCGGCTTGACGTCGAACGGGCTGGGTCTCGGTTCGCCCTGCCACACCTCGGGCATCGGAGCGCCGTTGTCGTAGGTGCTCACGACAAGCCGCCGAGGTCATCGATCTCTGCCTCGGTGAACCTGGTGACGTGCGCGAGCTTCTGCGCCTCGGTCATCTCCGCGAGCGCCTTGAGGTACTCGCGCATGAACTCGGGGTCAGCGAGATCGGCCGCAAGATCCTCGTAGAACATCACGACGCCGCTTCCCACGCATCCAGCAGGAGGTTGATCTTCTCGTGGGCGCGGCTACGGTGCTCGAGCCAGTGTGACGGGATGCGCTTGGCGGACTGGTTGGCCCAGCCCAGCGCTTCCTCAATCTCGGAGCGAGTGGTCTCGTCGGTGACGATCGGCGCGGTCATGGGTCATTCCCAGCCCTCACGGTAGGGGAGGCCCGATTCCTCCGGGCGTTCGTGATTCGCGACGAAACCGAGTGGCATCGCAGTGAGGTAGCCGCCGTCGACCTCGGGCATCTCGACCTCTGCGGTCGGTGCGAGCTCGATGGCCAGGACTTCCCACCCGAGGACCGTGATCGCTAGGCGCATGGCTACCCCGATCCGCCGCCGCGTCCCCTCCCGGCGCCGGTGTTCGCGGCAGCGGCGAGGTTTTGGTGGCTACACGTACCGAAGGCCCTGCCACCGAGGCTGTCCCGAGATGCACACGACCCCGGAGCCTGTTGGCAGTCCGGGGTCGTGTCCTGATTGGTGGGCTTCGGGAAAATCCCCTAGCCAATCACAGTGTGACTCTCAATACTAGTCTTGTCAAGTGCGTCTGGACCTGCTAAGCAACGCGCTTTCGGGTTTCCGCATGGATAAGCGCCGACAGGGGGCTGAACGAGAACCTGCGCGTGCGCTCGTCGCCATCACCGTGCGGCACGAGCCGGCCGTCGTCAACCCACTTCGCCACCCACCGGAACAGGGTCGACTCCGACAACTCGAAACCCATCCTGTTCGCCAGGATGCGAGCTTCGGAAACGGTGACAATCTTGTCCATCGCCTCCTGCCACATGAGCTCGTTGAGGATCGCGGTCTCGCTCTGCTCGCCGCACGCTCGGCACTTCACGGTTTCTCGACCGGGTTGCGCGTAGAGCCATTCGCCGCATTCGCAGCGACCATAGAACTTTGCGTCCGCCGGCCGATCGATCAGCCGGTAGCACTTCGCAACAGCATCGGTGATCTCGTCGACAGCGTCCGGGCCGATCTCGTCGAGCGTCAACCCGTCGACCATCCACAGCAGCCACGCAGACAGGGCGCCGAGGGTGTCGGCGGGCAGTTCCTCGTTCGGGTTGCTGTTCCGCACGCCCTCCTGGTGCGAATAGAGCGCCCAGGAGACCATCACAGCCTTGAGGTGTCCCCGAGCCTCGCTGGCACCCCAAACGACCGGAGAGGGGCGCTCTGAGGGCTTCTTGGCACCCTTCCCGCCCCCGACGCCGCGATAGTCGACGCCCTTCTGCCGCGAGATGGTCACCTCGAGCTCCTCAGCCAACCAGGGAACATCCCCAAGGGCGCGGCTCAGGCTGTCTCCGCACTCATCGCAGACGTAGGCCGCATCCCTCGTTGGTCGTCCACACCTGCACTCGTTCATGCTTCCTCCCCAATCCAGAACACAACGCCATGCCCAGTCCCAGCCGCCCGCATCTCCCGTTCGCACCACGCGGTCGCCTCTGCCTCGGTGTCGAACGCCTCGGTTGTCGAGTGGTAGCCCGGCGCCACCTGCGCGCACCACATCAGCGCTCACCGTCCAGCGCGGCGTCGATGAGGGCCGACTTGAAGCACTCGCCGCCGCAGTGGTCGGGGTCGAGCTCGTGGTACGCGTACAGCAGGGCGACGTAGGTGGCTCTCGCAACTGCACGCGCATCCCGCCGCCCAGCCTCGTAGCACCGCTCAGAGTGCATGTGCGTCACTCCATCGGGCAGTCCGCAGTTGCTCATGACGTGCCCCCGTCGGTGGTGGGCGATCCGGGCGGTGTGCTCAGCGCCGGGCGGTTCGTCTTGAGGGCGTAGAACACCCGGAAGGCGCGGTTGCTGTTGGCTACCCGCTCGGCCTCATCTCGGGCGCGCATCTCGGCGGCGAACTTCACGTCGTGCTCCGTGAGCGGTCCGAGGTCCATGACGAGCCGCAGCACCTCTAGGCGCTCCTCGGCCGCTGTCCGCTGGTGGATGTACGCCTGACAGGGGCCGTGCCAGACCTTGCTGGACCCGCTGTAGGAGTGCCGCGAATCGCGGGTCCAGCGGAAGCGGTGGCCGCAGTGGTCGCACCGGTCGAGCCGGTAGCCGTTGCGCTTGAAGCGCCGCCACCACGGGCGGATGCTGCGGAACCGGACCGTGCGCCGGAGCCAGCGACGGATTTGCGCAAACTCGGTCGTCTGCCCGCTCATGACGCCTCCTCGTTGCTGGTGGGTTGCGGCTCGGCGGCGGGCTCGAGCTCGGTAGTCGCCGCCTTGGCCTTGATGTCGCGCAGTTCGTCGACCGCGCCGCCCGTCCGGATCTTGAAGTCCGGCTCGAACGAGTGGTCATCGCCGCCGAACCTGGGTGCCGTGGCGCAGAGGGCACGCGATTTGCCGCAGATGCCGCAGCGGGTCTCGGGGGTTGTCTTCTCGGGCTCGAATCGCTCGACCCGTCGCTCCGTCCAGCAGAGTGCGGCGGTGTTGCCGATCGCTGCGGGTGTCTCTAGGTCGCGTTCGCCGGCTGCTCTGCCGATCGCTTTGATGACTTCGGCGAGGTCCAGGTGGGCGACCTTGCCGAGCGCCGACATGACTCCGGGTGCATCCCAGCGTCGTGCTCCGTGGGGACGGGCGGCGATGGCGAGCGCGGTGAGCATCTCGGCCTGGTCCTTGGTCACCGGCATGAGACACCGCCGAACCCAGCCGCGTAGCGGCCATCCATGCGCCGCGAGCTGGTCCCTCTACTGCCTAGACGATGGATGGGATTGGAAATTGAGACACCCAAAACAGCAGTAGAAGAAGTCTGGTTCTGGTTCTGGTTCTGGACCCAGCACCGCACCGCGTCCGTCCCGCGTCGTGTCCCGCGTCCCGTCCCGTCGTCTGTCCCGGTGGGACAACCTGCGTTCCGTCTCATGTCAGGACGCCTCCTTCTCGGCTTGCTTGCGACGCCACTCGGCCTTGCGTTCGGCCTCGTCGTGTCGGCGCTTCTCCCACCAGGCGGCCGACTTGTTCCACTGGAGGTAGTCGTGGACGACGTATTCGCCGTCTTCGCCCTTGATGCAGCTCTCGGTATTGCATCCCTCGCCGCCTTCATGCCAGACGTTGCAGCGGAGGAGCTCGCGCAACTCGGGGGCCTTGAACTTCGGCTTGAGTCGGTCAACGCGGCTCGCTGGGATCGCTCCGTCCGTCGTGTTCTTGGCGCAGTAACGCATCCCTGAGACGTGCAGGCGGAATGCGCCATCACTGAGGCCGTCGACCTTTGGGTGCTCGGTGAACTCGTCATCGAGGTTGAGGTAGGGCATCAGGCATCCCGCCGCTCGTGGGTCCAGTGGTGCGCCCAGAAGTCGGCGAAGTCGAGTGGGTTGTCGATGAACCGACCTGCGTCGTCCATCGTCGCGCCGACAGGGAAGGTGCTAGGGCACTTGCGGCACCGGATGGTCAAGGTTGGTGGCGTGTCGTCGGCCATCAGGCATCGCCCGTCTTTCCGGGCGGTGTGAGGATTTCGGACGCCTTCGCCAAGATGCCGTCGATCTCCCGCGCGACGGCCTCGGCTGCCGACCCCGTGCTCTCCCGCACCTCGTCGGCGGCGAGGTAGAGCGCACCAGCCCGAATGAGGTTGGACAGGTGGTCCTTGGGCTTCCACCACGCGCGATCCCACGGCCAATAGGCGTAGTCGCACCAGCGGTACGCCTCCGCTGCTCGCAGGAGACGTGCGGCTCCGTGCTCGCGGTCGTGCTCGGGAGTCCAGCCTTCGACCTGGACCTGCCTGCGGCGCTCCGCGTGGATCAGCGCCATTCCGTCGATCTGCACAAACTCGGTCGTCTGCCCACTCATGCCGCGCCGCCGTCGAAGTCGAGCGCGTCCTGCTCCTCGGTCTTGCGATAGCCGAGCTCAACGGTCTCGAGGCGGCGTGCTGCGACCTCGGCGTAGTGCTCCGTCATCTCGGACCCGACGAATGTCCGCCCCTCAATGAGAGCGGCGACTCCCGTGGTGCCACTCCCGGCGAAGGGGTCGAGAACGACGCCATCTTCCGGGACGAGGCGGATCAGGTGCCGCATGACCTCAATGGGCTTCTGCGTCTGGTGCTCGCGCTCGCGGGGGCTGCTCGCCTGGTAGAAGCCGGGGACCGATGGCTTGCCTTCGCCAGTCCCGAGCGGGCCGGCACTTCCCCAGACCACGTACTCGCAGGCGTTGGAGTAACGCCCGAGCATCGGTCGATGTGCGGGCTTGTACCAAGGCACGAGGCCGCGCCAGACCCAGCCGCCAGCCTGTAGGGCGTCGGTGGTTGCCGGGAGCTGTCGCCAGTCGGTGAACAGGGCAGCGATGCCGCCCGGCTTGACGATGCGCAGACACTCAGAGAGCCAGAGGGAGCACCAGTAGGCGTAGGCCCGCTGATCGCGGTTGTCGCCCGTGAAGTCGGTTCCCTGGCCGTTGATGTTGGTCGTGCTGACGTACTTGTCGCCAGTGCCCTGCGTGCGGTCGCCCCGTACCATGCCGCCCGACGAGTACGGAGGATCTGTGATCAGGGCGTCGACGCTTGCGGTCGGCAGCGATGCCAGGACAGCGAGGGCGTCGGCGTTGTAGAGAGTGGATCGAGAGTCCGCGTAGTACGGCGCTGGTGGTCGTGGGATAGTAGGCATCAGCCTTCGCTCCTCGGTTGTGTCGAGTGATGCGGGGTCAGGCTCGGAGCGGTGTTAGCGCACCTCTTCGGGCCGCTTTCATTGTCCCACACTTCGACCGATTTTGCCGGGCCGCTCGGACGAGAATCCCGCTCAACTGAGCCAACCTGGGCGTTCACGCAGCGTCCCCCGACCGAGGACGATTCGCCTCGGCGTGCGCTTTCTTGCACGGGCCACAAGGTGTCGTCTTGGAGTAGCGGACATGGTTCACGTACCCGCCGTTCGTGCCGCACTTGGCTCGCCCGTACTGATTGCGGGGCTGCTCGTCATCAATCGGCCGCGGACCGTCCCAGACCAAGATGGAACCGCGACGAACCCAGTAGCCCCCGGTGAGCGCGTCAGCATCGGTGTAGCCACGACGCAGGCCCGGTTCGATGCTGCGGCATTCGCGACAGACGCCGTCACCCCATGCTGGCTTGAGACACCAACCGCAGCGGCTCGGCGCCGGGTCGTCGCTGTAGGCCGCGACATTCGTTGACCTCATAGATCGAATTCCTTCCACTTGGAGGCGGTCTCGCGCGTGACACTGAAGAACCGCGTAGGTATGCCGGGGCCGCTAGTGGCCAGGAGTGCGAGGCAGCCGAGTTGTTCGGCGATGCTCACGAGCCGGTCGCGATCTGCGGGGCCGATGGTCTTGGACTTCGCGGTGCCGACCTGGACGAGTGCGGCGCCGTAGAACGGGTGGAGCATGAACAGGTCGGCGCATCCCTTGGAGGCTGCGGACCTCATGACTTGTAGCCAGCCGTGGTCCTGCATCAGCTTGGAGATGCGGTGCTCACGGGCGCGACCGTTCGATGCGGTGCTCATGACAGCCCATCGGGCAGCGTCGGGTCGATGCTCGTTGCCTCGTAGCAAGAGAGTTCGTCGTTATCGCCGTGGCAGTACCAACGCTCTCCGGTGGCAGCGGTCCAGATCGACGCGAACCCTTCGGCGGGGCTCTTGCCGCAGAGATAACAGGGCCGTTCGTGGTGCTCGCTCATCGGCCCCTCGCGATCTTCAGTGCCGTGTCGAGGTCGATCAGGTTCACGGTCAGCGCGAGACCGGCAGCGAGGACGACGCTGACGAGGATGAGGCCGTGGGCGGTGGTGACGAGGTGGGCGGTCATGCGGTGGCCTCCATCAGGATCGGTGCAGCGTTGGCGGCGAACACGGCCCGCGCGAACCCCATAGGCGTCGCGGACCGGAAGTTGGCACGCTCGGCAGACGGGGGCGCCTTGTGGATGCGGTCGTCGGGCGTACCGAGCTCGGGGTTCTGCTGCACGGGCGGCATCCGGAATCCGCCCCCGGTCCAGAGGCACGTCTCTTTCGTGTAATTGTCGGCCGGCTCAAGCGCCGTGAAGTCGCACGGATCGAAGACGTGATCCCGAGGACCAAACACCCGCCGCAACGCGCCCACCGGGTTCTCCACGAACCAAGGGGCGCCCGAGAGGAGCCCCACTGTGCGGCACTGTTCGGCCACTGCGACGGCCTTGGCCTGGAACATGTAGTCCTTCGCTCGCTTGTCGACCCACCAGCGGGCGCCACTGCCGGACAGGTCGGTGCAGGGGGGCCATCCGGCGACGAACGCGACCCGGCCGGTGCGGATGACGTTGCCCAGGTCGGGCAGGGCTTCCTCGACGGTCATCGCTAGCTTCGTGACCCGTCCGTCGCTGCTGGAGAAGCCGTGTTGGGGGTCGACGAGGATCGCGTCGTATCCGGCGTCAACCCATGGCGTGGTGAAGACGCCGGTGAGGTCGCAGAGGCTGATGACGACCGGACGCCCCGATGGTGGTGCGGTCGGGGCGCTCACGGGGCAGCCTCGAGTGCAGCAACCTCGGCCTCGATCGCCTTGCGTCGCTCGGGGTCAGCAGTTCTCCACTCGGCTGCGAGCTGTTCCTTGCGGGTGAGCTCGGGCAGCGGGTCGACGGTGTAAAGCACGCTCTTCTTCTGCGACTCACGCAGGGCGAGCTTGAACCGCTCGGAGATGTGCGACAGGTGGGAGACGCGAATGCCGCCAACCTCTTCGCCGGCCCACTTCGCAGTGGGGTCGCGGAACACGGTCATGCGTGCGCCTTGCGGCCAGTCGTCCGTCTCTTCGCCCCATGCGTAGTCGAGGATTCGTAGGACCGTCTTGGATGGCTTGAACGGACGACCGGGCCACTCGACGAGGTGAATCTGAACGGGCTGGTCGGAGTTGCCTTCGCGCACCTCCGCGATGGTCACGGTCTGTGGACCGCCGATGAGATCCGAGCTGTTGAGTTGGTCGCTCTTGGCAAGGATGGCTTTCGAGATGTTCATGTCTCAGGCGCTTTCTACGAAGGGGTTGAGGTGCGCCGGAATCAGCTCGGCGTACCGGTAGAAGTAGTTCGCGGGCAGCGCGGTCGGCTCGACGTGCAGGGTCGGGTAGCCGGCCCACTCGCCGCTCGCGATGGCCTCGGCGAAGATCGCGATGGCTCGGTCGTTCAGTGCTGCCGCGATCTCCATTGCCAGCTCGTCACAGGTGTGAACCTGCACGAGGTAGGGGTAGGTCTTCTCCTGGCAGATGAAGCGCATGGGCCGGTCGCCCGCCGGGTGGCCGATGGCGCGTAGGCCGCGGAGGTAGAAGTCGGCTTGCTGGTGATAGCCGTACTTCGACATGGACCGCTCGAACCCCGTAGCCGATGCGTCGTCACACGTCTTGTAGTCGTCGCCGACATCTCCGAGGAGGTCGAAGCGGCCACGACACCAAGCGCCTTGCTCCTGCCAGAAGACCGACACCTCGGGCGTTCCGGCGTCGAGCATTGCAGCGACCTCGGGGTTGGCCCGCAACGCCTTCGCCATACCGATCACCTGGTCGCGCTCGTCCTCCTTGACGGCGATAACCCGTTCGGCAGCGATGGCCTCCGCGTGCTCGGCACGCTCTTCCTTGCCCGCCTTTGTGCGGCCGTCGTGCTGCCACACGATCAGGTCGGGACCGGCGCCGAGGGCGTGGAGGTGTGCTGCCTTGCCGAGATTCATCGACGCGGTTGGCCTGCGGTCACGGTGCGTAGCGATCGCCTTCGCCGGCACATGCTCGGTCAGTCGACGGGCGAGCGACGATGACAGGGAGCCCCCAGGGACCGGATCGCCGTGGTAGGTCTCGTCGCTCATGTTGAACACGAGGCCGGGCTTCGTGATCTTCATGCGACATCGCCACCCATCCACCCAGGAGCGCCCCAGTTGCGGAGTTCGACGTGGTAGATCCGGTGATCGCGGATGCACAACGGGTCGATGTCGCAGTCGCACAGGTCTTCGGGCTTGCAACCGACCGAGCACATGGGGCAGCTCGTCGGCTCGTCGTCGTAGCGCGTCATGGCGTCACCTCGGGGGAGGTCGCAATTTCGACGATCGGGTTGTAGTGGCCCACGGCTTCGTCGAGGAGGCGCTGGACGAGGGCGCGGTGGTCGTCGGGGTTGTTGCCCCAGCCGGGCACGGGGTCCAGGTCGATCTCAACGACGAGGTGTGACCGGCGCCGCGGAAACAGGCGGGCCATCATCTCGGCGGGGTCGGACAGCTGCCCGTTTTCGCTCGTCTGCTCAGTCATGCCACGTCTCCGTTCGTGAGCGCTTCGATGTCGGCGCGGACGGATGCCTCGAACCCGGCGCTGTTGCCGATCCGCATGGCCTGTCGCGCCCATGCCTCAAACTCGGCGTCACTGGCGTCGGGGCTGGGGATGTTGGCCTGGTAGCGGCTCTCGTCGATGGCGTCGCAGGTCCAGATGACGGCGAGCGCGGCGACAAAGAGAACGCCGCAGAGGACTACGAACGCGGTCATGGGGTCACTTCCGTTGCGGTCGGGGCGAGCTCGAGGAACCGGCGCCAGGCACGTCGCGCACCGGACTTGGACGAGTAGCCCTGTCCTGAGTCGGCGACGATCTGGTGGTTGCCGGCGATGAGGTGCCAGCGCCACTTGTCGTTGTGGTCGGGCCAGAAGTGGACGCGGGCGGTCACGGGGTCACGCCCTCGGAGAGCACGCGGACGACGGCGATGTCGTCCCATTCGACGGACGTGCTGCCGTCACACCACGGCGCCGTAGACATGGGCGAGGTGTAGAGCACCCACCGTTCGCCGTCGCGGTCCTCGACTACGGCGCCCAGTCCGGTCGGCTCCTCGAGCTTCGGGAGGGCGGGGATGTCGGACGGGTTCAGCATCCACCGCAGCCCTACTTGGAGTGCGTCGATCAACGAGACGCCGACCACGGCCGGACCCTGCTGCTCGCGGATAAGCGGGATCGCTCGGTCCTGCGCCATCCACAGTCGCTCGACCTGTTCGCGGTCCTCGGGGTCGATCACAACGAGGGGGCGAGCCTCGGCGGTCGGCGGCGACACGGCATCCGAGACGCCGTAGGACCACACGAAGCCACCGGGACGCACAGAGTAGATCGCCACATTCCAGACGTCCCACTCGTTCCGCACCATCGCCACGTCGCCCGGCGCCCAGTCGCGCATCACGCCACCGCCCCACGAGCCGCAGCCCAGTACGCAGCCGCAAGCTCCTCAGCACCGTCACGCCACGCGCCCAACGTCACGACCACGCGACCCGGCTGCTGGAGACGGACAGCGCCAGTGGGTGCGGCGTACACGAGGCCACCACAGACGGCGATGCGGTCCGCATCCACGGGGATGCCGCCGATGAGGGCGAGGAGGGCGTCACGGGGCGTCATGCGGTCACCGCCAGCGACATGCCCGCGACGTGACGGTCGTGGACGCCACTCATGTAGCGGTGCAGAGCATCGGCGGCGTACTCGCCCGTTCGCTCGCAGTGCGCCGCCATCGCTGGCAGCAGCACCTTCCGGCGTCGCTCCATGTAGGCGATGCACTCGCCGCAGTTGTGATAGGTGCTCAATGTCGTACCCTTCTCTTGGAGTTCTTCTCTGCGCCCCGTCGGGTCACGTCCGACGGGGCTTCTTCATGTGGTGGTGCTCCCCGCCGCCAGCGAGCCAATGGGCTTACGGCCGACGGCGAGGAAGTCAGGGTCGGAAGATCGCCGCGAGCAGGACTGCCCAGGCGGCAACGGGGGCGCCGACGAACGCGATCCAGCGGACGGCGGTCATGCGTCGCTCCCCAGGTAGGCGCGGGCGACCGTGAGGGCTCGTTGTTCCATGTCGCGGAACAGTTGGCTTCCGTCGGTATTCAGCGGACGACCGTTGTGAGCGGCGACCATGTCCAGCGCCCCTCGACCCGCGGCGGCGAAGTCCAGCCAGTCCGCTACGGCGATCAGGAACGAGTCGTCTCCGTGCGCCTGTCCGAACTCGACGTCATGTCGGACCCGAGTGGCCGCCTGACGCAAGACCTCGGCGCTCATGCAGCACCGCCGTCGAGCACGCCGTCGCACTCCGCGTGGTAACCGCCGCGCTGATCGAACCCGAGCTCATCTACAACGAGGCGCAACGGCCGACGCTGGATGCTGCGGGCGCGCTTCGAGAGGCCACCGAACGAACGCCGCAACGTGTCCTCATCGTCGGGGAAGCGCGGGGTGGCGTTCGGGTCGTTCGTCCGGGTGGGGTGCTCGGCAAGCCAGGTGAGCATCGCTTCGGACTGCGGGTCAGGGGTGGTCATGAGGACTCACCGGGCGAACTGCTTACCTCGACGTCGTAGGGGCAGAGGTGCTCACCCTCGTGGCCGGACGGGAGGATGCAGGGCCTCGGCGGCCCGGGGACGTAGTGGTTCCCGCGCTTGTCGGCGTGAGGCTCGCCCTGTCTGCCGACAACGATCTTGCACGGGACGTCGGTGTCCTCGCGCCCCTCGTCAGGCTTTCCAGGGGAGTCCTCCTCGATGCGGTCCCACTGGATGAGGCAGCCGTCGCACCACGCAGCACCGTCCTCGATGGTCACGTCCTCGCCGCAGTGACCACACTGCGGCCACGGGATGTGCAGGGACGGCAGGCGGTCGTTGACCGTGATGGTGCGGACCTGCGCAAACTCGGCCGTGTGCTCGCTCATGCCGCCACCGCCGAAGCTGAGACCCAGCGGTAGATCCGATGGCCATGCGCCGACTCACCCGTGCTGTCGTCGTCACCGCACGACTTGATGACTCCCGCCTTGCGCATCGCCGTGAACGTCGCGCCAACCACGCCACCGACAACGCCATGCAGCGACCTGGCGTCGTTCGCGGAGAAGGGGCGACCCGTTGCCGCGAGCTGACGGATCGCCGCCTCGACCTTCGCGCGGTCGTCGGGGTGCGCTGCGGTCGTGATCGCCTGGCCGGAGAACTTGAGTCGCTCGCCGGCACATGCACAGCCCTGAGTGCGGGGGTGGTAGCCGCATCCGGGGCAGCGGTTGGGGAGCGACTTGAGGTAGTCGTCGAGGGAGAGGCGCGGGGGGTTCATGCGAGGTCGGTGGCGCAGAGCCGGTCGAAGCATCGGGACGGCTTGGGGCCACCCGTTCGACCGTTCGCCCGAACCCGGATCTCCCCGGACTCGTTCAGGTCGTGCCGGGCGCGGTGATCGGCGTGGTCGCTGGGGACGATCTCGGCGTCCTCCCACCGGAGAGCGACGCGGGTGGCAGCAACGCGCTTGCCCTCGTCATGCTTGACGGCGACTTCCTGCATCTTGCGCGGCACCGCGTCGCCGGTCCATCGCACCTTGTAGGACTGGCCGTCGCGGGAATCGACAAGGACGACCGTCAGGTACGCCTCGCCGTTGCGGGTGCGACCGAACTGAGGCTTGCTCTTCTGGTGAACCGACAAGGTGCCGCCGGGGACCGAGATGTCGGCGAAGTTCTCGCGGGCGTCCTGGGCGATCCGACACTGGAAGCGGAGGTCGTTGGGCGCGCCCTGTCCGTTGTTCAGAGCATTGGCGAGCATCTTGCGCTCCCAGGCGGGACGGGCCTCCTGTCCCTTGATGGCGAAGCGGACGACTCCCTTGATGCCAGCGATGGTGCTCATTGGTCGTTCTCCTTGAGTGTGGTCAGTGCGACGGTGAGGATTTCGATGAGTCGGCCCTTGGCGCGGGGCGAGAGGGTGGCGACGTTCTCGGGGGTCAGTGAGCGCTTGACGATCGAGCCGAAGGCGTTGATGAGCTCGGCCTCTTGGTGGGCGCGCTCGGTGGTGCCGGGAGTGCTTGCTCGGACCCGGCCGGCCGTGACGGTGGTGCGGACGCGACCGTCGAGACCCTCGGTCTCGCGGACTACTGCTCCATTTGGAGCAACCGCCGCGAGGTCGCGGGACACCTGCGCATTCCCGATTCCGACGATCGGTGCGATTGCGCGGTGGCTCATGCCCTGGTCGGCGAGATGCGTCACCAACTCGCGGCGCTCGTCCCGCGCCAGCCGTAGCGGCTCATCGGAGAGCACGTCGGACAGGTACGCCGTCCACGACTTGTAGCCGAGGGCAACATGCGCCGCGCCGGCCCTGGCCTCGTCGACCAGTTGCAGAACCTTGGCCTTCGCTTCGGTGTAGTTCGTGGCCGCGATACGGATGCGCTCGGTGAGGCGGCGAGCGTCGTCGGCACCCATCGGCTCGATGAGTTCACCGGTCTCCGTGTTGACGAGGCTCATGACGCCTTCTCCGTCGGCAGGGAGGCGACCCACTCGTCGAGGTCGACGGCGCGGAACACGAGCTTGTTGCCGACGTAGTGGCCGACGAGGTCACCCCTTGCCTGGGCGGCCTTGATCGTGGTCTCGCCGATCCCGGTGGCTCGGACGGCGTCGGCCATCTTGTAGGAGACGGCCGCGAGGGCGAGTGAGGTCATCCCGTCGCCTCGAGTTCGTTGGCGCCGTGCGGGTTGGAGAGGAGGACGCGGCGGTCGGTGATCGAGAACGCCGACAGGAGGGCGTTGAAGACCTTGGGCGACACTCGCGTGGAGTGGCCGAGCTCGATCTTGGCGATGTAGGGCCGCTGGACACCGATCTGTGCGGCGAGCGCCTGAACGCTGAGGCCGTCTCGGATCCGCAGCTCCCTGACGACGAACCCGTTGATCTCAACGGTGGTCTTGGTGGCTGGCATGGGACCAGTTAAGCACGGCTAGGAACACATCGCAACAAGTAGCACCAGATCGCGCGAAATGGCCTCTGACGTGCAGTACTACAACCATGTGAGTTGGCTTACTTACCTAGCCTAAATTGGGGGTGTTCCTGACGGCAGGTAGATGTTCCTGAGCGTTCCTGCCACGATGTGGACATGGATCTGAACGAGTCGCAACGACGCGACCTGGCTGCTCGCATCGAGCGAGAGCGTGTGCGCCAGTTCAAGGGCAATCGCCGGAAGGCGTACTCCGCGGCCGGCGTGAACTCCACGACCTGGACGAAGGCCGAGAGCCCCAACGAACCACTTGCTGAGCGGACCATCATCGCGATCGTCAGCACCCTCTGGCCGGAGACCGGCGGCGACTGGCGGCTCATCGACCCGCCCCTCAAGGACGGAGGCGAGCCGCTCCTCACGCCCGAGGTGCTGGCCGAGCTGGAGAAGTTGAGTCCCGGTCCTCGCGAGCAGATCCGCGCAGTCCTGGAAGAGGACGAGCGTCGCCGACAGGCCGAGCGGGAGAGGGGTGCGTCGTGATCGAGACACCCCCGCCAAAACGACGCCTCGTGGCCGGAGCGTAGGAGCCAGGGCCACGAGGCGTCTTGAACACGAGACTAGCGCCGCACTCCCGTAACGGACGGAGTGCGGCGCTAGTTGTCTACCTGTACCTAAGGGCAATCAAGGGGGCTGTCGGCGGAACCGATTAGGTTGCGGGACGCCCTCGACGGACGGGGGGACAACTGGGGTCAAGCACGTCTTGGGAGAGTGACTGCCAATGTTCAACCGTTCCATCACCATCGACTGTCTAGCCGCTTGGCTCTGTTGGATCGGGGGGACGCTCTTAGCCTTCGGCGACATGCTTGACTTCACCCCAGATGACTCCGGCTTCCTAGGGATCGTCGCCGTGGCGTTCGGGCATCTGATCGCGGTTCAGAAGGCGCATCGCCAGATGGAGCATCGCGAGCAGGTGGCGTTCGATCTCGGCAAGGAGTCGGTGCGGTCGATCCGCTAGACCACTCCACAAGTGTCCCCCGGTGTATAACGGGCCGACGTAACGTGCGCGCGTGCCGAACATGCCCGCGACGCCGCTCATCGCGTTCCGGGCGCCAGATGACTTGCGGGAAGCGCTCGAGCGGATCGCGCGGGACAGAGGAGAGACCTTGTCCGACGTGATCCGCCGAGCATGCCGCGACTACGTGCGGCGCTACCCGGTCGGCGACGTCTGACCGAGTGCACGCCAGTCCATAGCCGCACCGATCGCGGCGGTGGCCTCAGTGACTCGCGCATCGGACGTGTGGGTGTAGACCTCCTCGTTCACTGCCCGCGAGGCGTGGCCGATGATCTTCTGGCGCACGTCCACGGGGTAGCCGAGCTCGGTCAGGATCGTGTTGCACGTGTGTCGCGCGGAGTGGCGGTCGACGTCAGGGAGGCCGACCGCGCGGAGCAGACCGTCCCACCAGCGCGAATCGTCGGACGGGTCGATCGGGCGCCCGAGGTCGCGGGTGAAGATGAGCCCGCACATGCCCGGCTCGTGGGTCTCGAGGTAGGCGGCCAGGGTGTCGCGCAGCAGTGGCGGCATGGTGAACTCCCGCCAGCCTGCCCGTGACTTCGGCCGGGTGAGGTAGAGCCCGCCCTCGACGTGCTGGACCTCTTGGCTGTCGGGGATGTCGAGGTGCCGCCGAGTGCAGTTGCCGCCGCGCTTGCGACCACAGGGCCACACGCCACCGGCCTTCTCTCCGCAGCCGTGCTCGAAGTCGAGGCGCTGGAGCTGCCACGCGATCGTGATACTTCCGGTCGTCAGGTCGATCTCGTCGCTCGTGACGCCGAGCCGCTCGGCGGGCCGTGGGCCGATGAGCAGCGCAACGGCGGCCATTGCGAGATCCCGCGAGACGGTGCCGTCGCCGGAGTCGCACACGGCCAGGAGGTTGCGCGCCTGTCCGCTGTCAAGGTACTTGACCTTGTGGACGCGCTTCTTGGGTGCGTCGATGAGGGCGCACGGGTTCCGCGCGATCTTCCCCTCCCGCTCGGCGTCGCGCAGGATTACCGAGAGCACGCGGTGGGCGCCGAGGGCCGTGGTCGAGCTGAGGCCCTTCTCCTTGGTGATGTAGTCGCGGAGGCGGGCGACGTGCGCTGGGCCGATCCGGTCGACCTTGACGTTGCCGAGCGCCGGCCGGATGTAGTTCTCGATCTTGGATCGGTAGCTGGGCCGGGTGCTGACCTTGAGCCGTTCGGCGTAGCGCTCCCACCAGGTGTCGAGCCAGGTCGACAGGGTGGGGGATGAGGTCGAGAGGTCGCCGGAGCGCTCGAGCTTCTGTCGGACCTTCTGGAGTTCCTTGACGGCGTCGGCGTACTTCGCGCGGACGATGACCTTGCGCCGGCGAGTGCCGTCGGGGCCAGCAGGGAGCGGGACGGCGACGACCCACATGCCGTCACTCTCACGCTGATAGAGGCCGCCCGTGCCCCGCTTGCGCCGCTCCGTCTTTCCCATGGCTCCAGTCTACGGCATGACGTTAGCCAAACGTTAGCCAATCGCATGTCCCCACAACGGGTCATATGGCCTTGTTCTGAGCGTGATTGGGGATTGCTAGGCGCCACAACCAAGGACTCATAATCCTGTGAAGATACTAGCGATTCACGCTCAAAATGAGGAGGGACGTTAGCCCAAACGTTAGCCATTAGATTCTTGGGGTGGTAGCTCAGTCGGTTAGAGCAGACGACTCATAATCGTCCGGTCACGGGTTCGAGCCCCGTCCACCCCACTCTCGGGTCGCCGATCCGCTGCCGCCGGCCCATGTAACAACTTCGCATCGCTTCACGCATTCACTAGACGGGGTGTCGCGCCACCCTGAATGGTTCCCCCTTGCCGCACCTCGCGGCCAAGTCCACTGAAGGGGGACATCATGAAGCGCAACACGAAGATCGGTCTCACGGTCGCCAGCATCGCTACGGCCCTGGTTGTGACGGGCGGTACTGGCGCGGTCGCCGGGCAGCTCATCACCTCGCACCAGATCAAGGACGGCACGATCCGGACGGTCGACCTGTCTGACGGTGTGCAGAACAAGCTCGACAAGACGGGGGAGCGGGGTCCGCAGGGCGAGCCGGGCGAGACTGGTCCGGCTGGCGCGACTGGTCCCGCGGGTCCGGTTGGTCCGAAGGGTGCCGACTCGACGGTTCCGGGTCCGGCGGGTGCGCAGGGTCCGGCTGGTCCCAGTGGCGCTCCCGGTGCGAACGGTGCGAACGGCACCAACGGTCGCGACGGGCTCGAGGGTGCGGTCTACCGTTCGCTGACGTACAGCAATGGTGGCGGCGGTTCGGCCACGGTCGCGTGTGACGACGACCCGGCTGTCTCGCAGACGTTCACGGCGATCGCGGGCGGTGTGCAGGGCGGCACGGTGGAGACGCAGGATGACGGCTTCGTGGTCAACTCGTCGTTCCCTGGCCGCATGGATTGGGACACGGGTCTTCCGAAGGCTGACCGGCTCGATGGCTGGATCATCCTCGGCAATGGCGAGTACACGTCGACGCTGACGGTGTGGGCGCTGTGTGTGCCGACCGCGAGCATCCCGGTCGACGCGGATGTGCTCGACAACTGAGCCCCCTTCAAAGGGAACCGGACGCCCCCGCAGACTCCCAAGCTCTGCGGGGGCGTTCGGCTGTCTCAGCGCTTGTCGAGCTGGTTGATGTAGTCGCGCAGGAAGCGGCGGATGGCGGTGGAGAGGTCTTCGCCTCGGTCGGCTGCCTCGTGTAGCGCCGCGTCCCAGAGTTCGTCGTCGATGCGGATGGCGTGGCGCTTGGTGCCCTTCCCTGGCATGTGGCGAGTGTGGAGCCCGGTGTCGCGCCACCCGTCTGTCGGCGTCTGGGTTACCGAGTTCGGGGCATAGCGAAAAGCCCCCAGCCGTCACCCGAAGGTGAAGGCTGGGGGCTTCAATGGGCCGACTTCAGGTCAGACGGCAGTACCCATCGCGTCGCGCCACACGGTGCCGTCGCTGTAGATCGGCTTGGACAGCGTCGTGTCGTAGATGCACGCGCCGACCCCGGAGGTTGACGCGGAGGGTCGCAGGGCAGTGGTGAACGCGCCAGTGCGGACGACGCCGGTCGCCTTGATGTTGCCGACGACGTCGAGCGGTTCGGTCGGTGCATTCTTGCCGACGCCGAGCTTGCCCATGACGTAGTTCAGGTCGGAGGCGCCATCGGAGGCGATGCCGTAGCCGGTGGTCACGCCGGTGACCTTCTTGGCTGCGACCTTCACCCCGTAGGCGGCCGTGATCGCGGAGCCGGCCGCGACCGTGGAGGCGGTGGAGTTGAAGTCGACAAGGGTTCCGACCGTGGCGGTGCCGTTGACTCGCACCTGGGAGAGAATCCCCGAGAGCGTGGTGACCGCGACCGTGCCACCTGTGCGGGCCGACGCTTGGATGGCGGTCAGGGTGCCGATCGTGCCGGACCCGGACTTGTTCGCGAGGCCGTTGAGCCCGGTGAGGGAGGACACGTTGTTGGTGCCGATGTCGGTGGCGTTGAACTGGACCGCTTGGACGTTCCCGGCTGCGGGCGCGATGCCTGACGCCTGGAATGAGTTGAGGATGATGTTCGTCGTCAGGTCGGTGGCGTAGGTGCTCAGGGCGGTGCCGATGGAGCCGGCAGCCAAACCGGGGGGACCGATGTAGACGGAGCCGGTGTCGCTGACGGTGACGGGGACCGGCGAGTCCTGTAGCAGCGTGCCGGTCGTGCCGTCGAAGCGCGCCAGGGCGTTGTCGGTGGAGCTAGCGGGGCCGGTGACTGCTCCGACCGGGGAGGTTCCGGCGGGTCCGGTGGCCCCGGTAGCCCCGGTGTCACCCTTGGGTCCGGTCGGCCCAACGGGACCTGCGGGTCCGGGTTCACCCGCGGCGCCAGTGTCGCCCTTCGGTCCCGCGGGTCCGATCAGCCCAACCTCGGCGACCGTGACGACAACCTCGGGGGCGGGCTCGATGGTGACGACGACTTCGGGCAGTGGCGGCTCGACGACGACCTGGACTTCACTCATCTGTGGCCGCCGTGGTGGTGGGCGCGATGGTCAGGGTTCCGTGCAGCACCCGCAGACCGAGCGCGTCGGTGGCGCCCGTGTCGGTGACGAGGATGTCGTAGTTGCCGCCGACGAGGGTGCGTGTGTCGGCTCCGGTCAGCGTCAGGTCGATGACGATGTCGTTGCCGTCGAAGCTCGCTGCCAGGAAGGGTCGGAGGTCGGCCTTGAGCGGAGAGGTGATCTGGCGTCCGGCGCGAACCTGTGAGCGGACCTCGAAGTCAGCGAGGTTCGCCCACAGGTTCTTGCCGTCGGTGATGCGGATTCGGCGGGAGTAGGGAACCCCGGCTTGCACGTCGAGGGGGGTGGGGTCGGCCATGCCGGGGCTCCTTGGTGTCGTTGGCTTACGTCGCGCTGAGTTAGAGCAGGGGCTTAACTGCCCGCGCCACCCGTCGCCGCCGAAGCGTCCTCGACCTGAGCGGCGGCGAATGTCGGCGTGGGCACGTAGCCGATCGGGGGCTCACCGGACAGGGCGCGCTCGTACTCGGTGAGCGAGATCCACTTGCGCGTCAGGCAGGTGTCGAGCGTCGCGACGGTGACGACCGGGTCGTTCTCGTAGAAGCGGCACAGGTAGCGGAACCCGAGAGCAGTGGCCATGTCACATTCCCATCAGTAGGTCGAGCATTTCAACGGTCAGGTCGGTGAGTTCGTCGACCTGGGCTTGGATGAGTGACGCCGCGCTGGGTGTCGGGTGGGGGGTGTGTGCGTCGACCGCGGCTTGGAGGGTGGCCTCGTCGATGTCGGCGGTGACGGTGGTTTCGGTGTCGCCGATCGCGACGGTGATGCTCGCGACGCCGAGCTCGGCGGTGAGCTGTGGGGGGTCGATGGGCCGGGGGGTGGTGACCGTGCTCATCAGGCGCTCCAAACTTCGATAAGTGCTTGGCCTTCGGCGGTGGTGCCGGTGCCGCCGTAGGAGGTGGTGGTGGTGGCGGTGGAGGCGTTGGCGTGCATCCACCTGTAGGTGACCGACGCCCCTGGGGTGAGGCCGGTGATCTTGACCCGGTGGACGACGCGGGCGGCGGTGACGGCCGCAGCGACCCTGCCTGTCGACGCAGCGACCACAGTGCCGGCGATTCCGACACCCCACATGGCGGGATTGCTGCTGGTCGTGGTCACTGCGCGGGCACTCAGGGACACGATGACGGCGCCGGATGCGGGGACGGTGAAGGTGATGCTCAGGTTGGTGGCGTCGACGTCGGCGTAGGTGGTCGTGGCGTTGGTGACGTTGGTGGCCGAGGCCGGGTTGTAGGCGGTGGACGCGAGGAGTTCTGTGGCGCCGCCCGCTGGAGTGGCGAGGGTGCCGTCGTCGCGGACGAACTTGGTGCCGTCCGGGGTGCCGGTGGCGAGACGGGCGACGGGCAGCACGCCGCCAGTACCGAGGAGCGGGATGTCGCCGGACGCGGTGCCGGTTCTGAGCCCGGAGTCCTTGATGATCTTGCCAGTGGTGCCGTTGAACGCAACGAGCCTGTTGTTGACCGCTGTCGCAGGACCCGTGACGTCGCCGACTCCCGACCCGTCCGCACCATTGACCACCGTGAATGTGGAGGTGGTGGCGTCGGTGTAGGTGATCGTGTACGTGTCGGTCGTGCCCGCTGCCCCAGTGCCACTGGTGCGAGCAATCGAGGTGATGCCACGCCCGGCCGAGCCGTTGGACCCGTTGGACCCGTTGGACCCGTTGGACCC